GTTCAATCATTTTCCTCAATTGAGATACCAGATGATCTGACCAAAACACAAGAAATTGTACATGATAACATCAAAATCAAGATAAAACCACCCACTCTTGAGGATGACACACGTGTGGGTACACAAGTTTACAACAGCATCAAGTCTAACAATTTCGATAATGTAGATGATATCAGAAACACCATTGGTGATGCTATTGTGTATGAATATGTTAAGTTTGTACAGAGCGTGGAAATTGGAGACATACATGTTTCTTTTGATCATGATCATGCTATCGAGTTGACCCGCGTGGTTGAATCGCTGCCCATCGCTGTGAGCTCACAGATTTTAAGCGTTATCAACAAAATCAAACGTGTTGAGAACAAATTTTTACAGTTAAACACATCAGAAGAACAATTAACAATAGTTACTGACGCGAGATTCTATAACAGTGAATAAATAATTGTATGCCAGACTCCAGTGGTGAACAATTATCAATAATATCTCAGCAAATCGATACCATGATCCAGATGCTGGATCAACGTGCTCGAGTCACTGGTGAACAGATGGTTAAAGATTCAGATGATGAATCAAATGATGCTAGAAAAGTATCGAATAAAGAAGATAAAAACAAGATCAGAAAAGTCGTAAAAGAAGCTGAGCCTGTTAAAATACTTGGATATTCACCCAAAGCATTAGATGCTCTCTCAAAAGCTGTCACGAGTCAAGGTGAACAAGCAACAGAGCGTGTGGAAAAGAAGACAGGTGGTTTCATCGAGAGTTTATTAAACACAATCGGTACACCATTATTAGCACTAGCTGGAGGTATAACTGCATTGTTATCAGCAGCCAATATAGATTTTGGTGCTTTTGAAGGATTGACTAATCTAGTCGCGAAACAAGGTTTAGTAGGTGGATTGAAAGTATTCATGAAACCATTTTTAAAATTTGCTGGTAAATCTGGACTGAAACTTCTCAAAAGAATACCGGTTATAGGTTCTATTGTCGGGTTGTATTTCGCGTACGAGCGCTTCAAAAATAAACAATACGGTAGAATGATGATTGAGATAGCTAGCGCATTCGTCAATCTCGTGCCTGGTATTGGTACATTTTTATCCATTGGGTTGGATGCATTGAATGCGTTTCTTGATTACGATGATGCTAAGTCCGCTCCAGGAGAGAGTATTGCGGATAAAACATCCACCTTTTTCAAGGATACCGGTGAAGCAATATGGGCATTTCTCCAAGAATACGGTAAAGAGATACCATTTATTGGTGCATTTTTTCATGGAGCAGACATGATAGAAGCATTTAAAGAAGGCAAATGGTCTGAAGGGTTTTTATCATTAGCTCAGACAACCGCTGCGTTGATACCAGGGTTTGGTATGTTACTCACTCCAGGATTGAGTTTTTTACGCGCCATGGTGGATCCGAAATACAGACAAAAAACCAGTCTTGGAGGAGCAGCTGCCGGTGCAATGGACTGGTTGAGTGGTTTGTGGGGCGCGATAAAAGATTGGTTTGGTAGTATTCTTCATGGTATTGCTGACGAACTTCCTATTGGCAGTGGTATCGCTCATGATTGGTTGGAGAGCAAAGGTTTCAAGAATCCAAACAAAGCTGCTAGAGCAAAACAACTCGAGCAAAG